TACAGGCCGTCTGGACTACTGCGACAGGGTTAAGAAAATAGTAGCAGAGTTTGAGGACATCGGTAACGCTTGGCGTCCGCAGGCGCAGGATATCGGAGCTTATTATAATGCTGTGAAGGACGCCATAAACTCACACAGTCCCATACGCTAATCCCTTTCGTGGTTAGCCCTTAACCGCACCCTCCAAACACACTTTGCCCGGCTTTTCAGTCGGGCCATTTTCTTTGCGCTTACGGTAAACACGTATCTGATATGACTTCCTCGCGGAGTAATGTGAATGTGATCAGGGCTTTGCTTCTGCCAGTCGTAAAAGACACTCTGCAGATAAGAAATATCCGGCGTAATGTCGATGGCGATTGTGGCCAAGTGCCGACCAGAGCGCAGAGATTCGAAAGCGCAGCCCAAGAGACGGGAAGCAATTGAGTAACGGTCTTTGTGCTTGTCTACGACAGACACGCTTTCAAGAATATACAATCGCTTCGTGTAGTCAGAGTGCTTGAACACAACAAGGCCGACCAGTTCCTTGCCTTCTGTAGCAAGCCAGAACTGCCGACCTTTGAACCTTTGTTGAAACAGGCAATGGGGATCATTGATCTTGCCGTGACGAATGCTGAAAAGCACGTCGTGATAATCTGCCTCCTGTGTGAGGCGGGCATGATCCATCGTCTTTACGCTACCCATTGATCCGTCTCCCATGAAATATTCTCATATGGACCTACTTCCGTGGTCCACTGTTTCACGAAGTCGCCGTCCACCGATCCAAACAGGATTGTGTTGAAATATTTATCAACATACATGGCGGGACTGGTCGCCGTCGCGGCCTTGAAGTTTTGCGTTACAGCATCGAGACGAAACACAAAGTCCACGCGAGACTTTTGATTTCCCTTTGGCTCTCCGACATAAGCTGGGAACGTTCGAATGTCTGTGCCGAAGTTGCGGTTGAAATACGCAAGGTTGCGGCCGAGTTCTTCTAGCAACACCACTGGCGACTTGATCTTTGCAGCGACAGGCGCAGGAAAGCTGAACATGTAGCGCTTGAGTTGCGTCTGCAGCGTCCAGTTGGCTTCCGGATTTATAATATTCAGGCGATTGCGGGCTTGGTGTTCCCAATCCAGCAAGCGCACAACGGAAAACATGAGCGACGACAGATAGGCGTCCATTATGAACTTCTCATGCACTTCAACGGCGTCAGACCCGCTAAGACCGTAGGCATAAATTATCGACTGTTTGAACGAGTCGTAATGCGGCAGCTTGTCCGTCAACGAATTCATCGTTGGAATTACTGGCGCGTTGCGCAGCAGGTACACGACTTGGGCAAACGCATCCAACAGCGAGTCTTCATCGCGCTTGGGGAAGTACAGCGTCGATATCTCCGGTCCTGTCTGCACCAATCCGCTGTCATCCATGATGATACGGACAAGCATCGGCAGAGAATTATTCTGAGCTTTCTCGTTGGCGGCTACGATTGCCTTGCCGATACGCCGAAACGCCTGAAACCCGCCGCGCGCATACAGATCACCGTCTGACCGCGTGACAAGTTTGGAGTCGAGAGTAAGGCCGTGCTGGAAGATTCGTTCTTTCTCTGACGTGTTTGTTCCGTACCAATATGAATATTTCATAACTACCTCATTCTGCCGAACGGAGAATTCTTGGCGACGCGTTTTGCAGAAGGCGGACGCACTGATCCGTCCGCGATACGCTGAAGCGCCTTTGCAGTTTCCCTGTTCATCCGTTCTTCAAGTTGTCTCTGATATTTCGGCGTAGCGTAACGCGTCTTGCCGCGCGAATCCACTTCGCGAACACGATACTGTTCTGTTGCGCCAGTCTCGCGATAGTCACGTTGTCTGGCCTTGCGAACGCGGGCAGAGTTTCCAAAGCTGGACATGTCGCTAAAGCCGCCGCCGTCGTCTTCGCCCAATAATTTCTTAATTTTCTTCATGTGCTTGGACAGATCGGTGCGCAATTCCATGTCGTCATCCATCTGCGACATGAGTTTGTCGATATCCATACCGCCTGCAGCCGCAATCGTGCGCAGGGGAACCGGCACGCCTCTTTCGGTGAGTTGCTGCAGAACGTCCATGTAGTTGGTATCGGCAGTCGGTCCGAGTTGCTTATGCCAGTCCACAGTCGGGATATAATATTCTGTAATATCCTTGATCTGGGAAATGTCGGCAACACTCGATCCATCGCAGATTGCAATAAACTCTTCGCGGCCACCGCGCTTGCGCGTCTGGATCAGGTTTCCACGCATCGACGTTTCAGTATACGGCGACGCTAGTTCGCGTTCGCTGGTCACACGCATGTCGCGTTTCGATTTCTTGAAGTCCATGGCGACTGCAATCGACGGGAACATTTTCTCGTTGAAGAATTCCCGCGTTGTCATTGCACGGAACGCCTTGAGTTGTTCCATGAACGTCGACAGTGAAACTTCAAGTGTAGAAAAATTGCTGTCGCCAGACAGGAACGCGTCAGAGATACCAAGCGCCTTGAGTTTGGCGGCGGCGGTGGCGGTCTCGTCGCCCAGGGTGGTGAACGCACCGGCGGCCGACTCGGTGGCGGGGGTCGCCCCGAGCAAGGCGGCGGCGGCCGAGTTGATCTCGCCGGCGTACTCACTGACGTTGATCTCGCCGGCGGCTAGGGCGGCGGGCAGGTCGACGCCGCCCTTCTTGGCGAACTCGACCAGTTCGTCGCGGCCCATGCCGGTGGCGGCGATGAGCCCGTTCATGCCGATCTCTACGGCGGCACCGGCCCGGATCGACTCGGCGCCGAAGTTCTCCAGTTCGTCGGCGCCGGCACGCATCGACTCGCGCCAGTCGGCGTCCCACGGAGCGGAAGACCCGATGGTCTCCATGCGCAGCATGTTGGCGCCCTCGCGTGCCTTGGCGGCGGCGGCGAAGTACGACTCGCCGGTGCCGTCGATGTCCTTGCGGAGGTTCGACAGGATCTCGCTTTCGGCGAGGCTGCGGCCTTCCTCGCCCCACTTCTTCCACTCGGTATAGCCGTAGGCGGCGGCCCCGGCGATGGCGCCGATCCCGAGGGCGAGCCCGGCGGCGCCGGCGGTGGCGGCCTGGAACGAGGCGCGCAGCACGCCGACGGAGGCGGTCAGGTTGCTGACGCCCTGGGTTGCGGCGAGGGAGCCGATCGCCCCGGTCAGGTAGGTGACGGAGGTCGTCACGCCGGAGACGGCGGCGGACAGGGTCGCCCACGCCGATGCGGCGATCAGCGCCCCCCGGTAGGCGGCCCAGGCGGTGGCGGCCGCGATGATGGCGCCGGAGTGGTCGGCCAGGAAGCCGGTGACGAGCTCGAGCGCCCCGGCCACTGCCCGGATGCCGCCGACGATCGCGGCGGCGCCCAGCCCGGCGAGCACGGTGGCGACGGGCTTGCCGGCGTCGATGAGATCGCCCAGGATCTCGGCCACGTTGACCCCGGCGTCGTACAGGTCGTCCCACGTGTCGGCGAGGGTCTGGCCGTAGCGGGCGGCGGGCTCCATGAAGTCGGCGATGTCGTCGCCGTCGATCTTCGCCAGGGCGTCGACGAGCGAGGTCGCACCCTGCACCAACGATCGGAGCACGTCGGTGAACAGTGACCCGCTCGTGATGAGCAAGGTCTCGAACGAGCCCGACAGCTTCTCCATGTCGCCGGCGAGGTTGTCGAGGCGGATCTCGGCGATCTCTGCGGCGCTGATCGACCCGAGGGCGGTACCGAGCTTGTCGAACCCCGCCGCGCCCTCGTCCGCGATCACGGCGGCGGCGCGGATGGCGTCGGAGCCGAACAGGGTGTTGAGGGTGGCGAGCTTCTGCTCACGGGTCTGGCCGGCGAGCGCCGTGGCGAGCACGCCGGAGATGTCGGCCATGTCCTTGGCGTTGCCAGCGGCGTCGAAGAACTTGTTGCCGGTCTCCTCGGTGATGATGCCGAGGCGCTCCATCATCGAGGTCGACTTGGCGGTCGACGGCTCCAGGCGCATGAGGAAGGTCTTGATGGACGTGCCGGCGTCGCTGCCCTTGATGCCGGCGTTGCCCATGGCGGTGATGGCGAGCGCGAGGTCTTCGAAGTCGAGGCCGACGAGGTTGGCGACGGCGCCCGACTGCTGGAGCGACATCGCGAAGTCGGCGACGTCGATGGCGCTGGCGTTCGCAGCGGCGGCGACGAGGTCGGCGATCTTGGGCATGTCCTCGGCCGACAGCGCGAAGACGTTCATGGCGTTGGCGGCGATCTCGGCGGCCGTGGTCAGTTCGACGCCACCGGCGGCGGCGAGGGCGACCGTGGCGTCGGCGGCCCCGTTGAGCACGTCCTCGACGGAGAGCCCGGCCTTGACGAGTTCCTCCATGGCCGAGGCGGATTCGGACGCGGAGAACGCGGTGTCGGCGCCCAACTGGAGCGCCTTGTCGCGCAGGAGGTCCATCTCGCCGGCGGTGGCGTTGCTCACGGCCTGCGCGGCGGAGAGGCGGGCCTCCAACTTGGCGGTGGTCGACACGGCGGCGACGAACCCCGCCGCGAGCAGGGCGCCGCCGACGGCGAAGCCCTTGGACATGGTCGTCCACTTGGAGGCGCTCGACTTGGTGGACCGGTCGACCTCGTTGCCGAACGCCTTGGTCTGCGCGGATGCCTGGCCGAGCGTCGCCGCGTAGGCGGAGCCGTCCGCACGCAAGGCGACGGAGATGGTGCGCCACGGCGTCGACATGGCTGTCAGGGTCCGCTAACGGGGGTCGGCGCAGGGGATGCAGGACGGAACGCGAGGTGCATGCCGTCGCCCAGGTCGTTGCCTCGGATCCGCCGGGCGCGGGCGAGCGCATCGCACCCCGGACACCAGTGGTCGGTGACGTGCATCGGGGGCGGCATGATCTCCACCGCGTTACCCTCGGCGTCGACGGTCATCCAGTCGGCCTTCACAGTGCCGCAGGACCCGCACTGGGCGTTCTGCTTGTTCTGCCATGCGAGGGCGGCGGCGCGGGACACGTCGGGCCACTCCAAGAAGTCCTCGTAGAGAATCCCGCGGGGGGCGCAGTAGTCCATGGTGAGCGCGAACTCAGGGTCGCGCCTCAGCCTTTTCCCAGGTCGCCGACGAGGGCCGGCACCTGATCCACGGCCATGGCGATGCGCAGGATCGACGCCTTGTCGTCCTGGCTCCATCGGCTCATCCACAGTTCGGACGCCTGCTCCACTGACAGGCCCTCGATGGGGTTGTCGGGGTCGTCGGAGAACTCGATGCGGGTGACCGCTTCGGCGAGCAGTGCGGGCGGGAACTTGTCCTCGTCGAACTGCGGGTCGTGGTCGGGGTTGCCGCCGTTGAGCCGCCGGGCGGTCGCCACCTGTTGCTGCGTGGGGCGGTGCTCGGCGAGCAGTTCCTCGACGCGCCGGGGGCCGATGCCGCGGGCGTGCACGGTGAACGTCACGAGGTTGGCCTTGATGTCGGTGAGGGCCTGCTCGGCGGCCTCGGCCTCGGCGGTCGCGGCCCCGTCGGTGGGGGTCCGGTCTGCGCGGGTGCGGGCCTTGCGGGCGGCCACCGTCGCCATGAGGAGCTTCGCGGCGTCGTTCGGGTCGAGCGCGAGGGTGACCTTGTCGGTCATCTGCGGGCGCTGGCGGAGTCGGTCGAAGTTGTCGGCCATCGGGGTTCCCTTCGGGGTGTTCGGGGTGCACGGGGTACGTCCCCCGCCCGCCACCCCGAACGGGCAGGCGGGGGACGGAGGGGCGGGCCGGGCGGCGGCAGCAGCGACACCGCCCGGCCCGAGGGGGGACTAGCTCGCGACGATCACCTTGTTGATCGAGAACGAGTCGTAGTGGGTGAAGCCGACCGTGTAGCGGGCGGCCTGGCCGCCGGGGTCACCCGACGGGTTCACGCTGGCGAGCGTGGACGGGAACACGTCGACGAGCTCGCCGGGCCCGACGAGACCGCCGAGCACCTTGACGACGAAGCCCTCGACGTTGATGTCGGCGATGAGCTCGTCCATGAGGTCGGAGCCGGTGTCGGCGGCCTCGCTGGCCCGGAACAGGACCATGGAGCCGTTCTCGGTGGTGGGCAGGCCGGGGACGCTGGTCGACTGCGTGTCGCAGAGCGAGGTGGCGTCGACCTCGGACGGGGTCACGGCGAAGCCGCTCACCCCGTCGGGGACCATGTAGCAGGCCAGTTCGGTGCCGGCGGCGATCTGGGCCATCGTGGGGGCGTCGGGGTTGGTGATGCCGGTCGGGGAGCCGATCCAGTACCACTTCGTGACGCCCTGAGGGTTGTACTTGTTTGCCATGGGGTCGGTTCTCCGGGTGTGCGCGACGGGAGGGGGTGCGTCGCATGGTCCGACCGGTGGGGCACCCGTTCACGGATGCAGGCGGGGCGGTTCTACTCGGAGACGAGGAGCGCCCAGTCGTCGGTTGCGTTGGCGACGGGGCCTTCGACGATGACGGGGCCGCGGCCGAGGTGGGTGCGGCCGGTGACCGCCCAGCCGGTGCCCGTGATGGCGGTGGTGCGCAGCCGGTCGACCAGTTCGTCGAGTAGGTGGGTGGCACCCTGGCGTGCCGCGGTGATCGTCGTGTTCTTGGCGACGGCGCGCACGCGGACCATGACGGTGATGGCGTCGCCGGGCTCACCCAGCGAGCCGGCGTCGATGGAGCCGGGCGGCGTCTCCAGCACGCCGTAGAGCGACGGGGCCGGGTTGGGGGCGGTGTGGTCGCCGACGGGCAGGGCGTCGCCGCCGGTGCCTCGCAGGACGGCGAGGATGGCGTCGGTGACGTCGTTGGCGGGGATCATCGCATGCCCTTCGTCGGGAAGCTCACGGCCTGCACGGCGGCGGCGAAGGAGGGCGCCGTCTCGTCGAACGCCGGGCCGAAGTGGGGGTACGCGTGTTGGTCGTAGTGGCGGCCGAGGGAGTCGACGCCGTGGAACCCGAACTCGAGCCGCGGGCCCTGCACCTTGTTGGTGCCGACGTTGGCGACGGTGCTGGCACCGGTGCGCGCCACGTCGAGGACGATGGAGCGGTTGTAGTCGCCGGTGAGCAGGCGCGGGCCTTGCGGCGACGAGGCGGGGCGCACGGCCGAGCGCGGCTGGTTGGCGTTGCGCTTGACGCGGGAGTGCAGGAGATGCCCGTGGTGGCGGACGACGGCCGAGACCTTGGCGGGGGTGGTGGCGGCGAGCTTGAGCCAGTCGACGGCGACCTGTTCGGGGGTGCTCATATCGGCACGTCCTCGCTGTCGGCGAGGCTCACGACGGCGAGGCGCCGGAGCACCTCGGTGGTGCGGTGCTGCACGCTGCGCACGGTGTACGTGTTGCCGTCGACGGTGAGCAGGTCGCCGACGGCGATGTCGTCGACGTCGCCCGACGTGGTGTTGCCGCGCTTGGACACGGCGGGGATGCGTGCGATGCGCGTGGCGATGAGGCGGTCGTCGCCTGCGCTGTCGGTGCGGTCGGTGGCGCCGGCGGGGCCGAGGGAGCAGACACCGGCCCACACGGGGGTGGGGGTGGCGGTGGTGAACGTGTAGGTCGTGTCGTCGTAGGTGTCGACGCCCGGGCGGGTGACGGTGCCGGTGTCGCCGAGGGAGGCTTCGGCGGCGCGCCGGGCGGCGGCCATGGTGGGCGAGGTGGGGAGCGTCACGCCGCCCTTCAGCAGTTCGGCGATGACTTCGAGGGCGACGGCGTAGGGGTCAGTGGCGAACGTGTCGAGGCGGGCGTCGATGGCTTCGCGGATGGCGAGGGGGTCGAGGCCGCGCACGAAGTCGGCGGCGGCGAGCGAGGCACGTGGGGCCATGGTCTCGCTCGCCGGGGTGAAGCTGGTGTCGACGACGACCTGCACCCATCCGCCGGGCACGGGGAACGCGGCCTCGGAGCGGCCGGGGACGGGCGGGGACGTGTCGGCCATGCGTTCACCCCACCCGTCGGGGGCGCCGTGGGCGGGATGCACGGGCGAGATTTGTTCGGGTTCGTGGTTGACAGGTTGTCGCCTTTCGTGGTTAGATCAGTTCATGAGCACAACGACCAGCCCCCTCGCCCGCAGCACCAACCCCGAGCAGCACTTCATCCTCACCCGCAACGGCGAGACCGTCGCCACCGACAAGATCGGCGCCAAGGCCGGGTTCGCCGCCTACGCCCGGATGATCCACCGCATGGCCGACGCCGCCGGCGTCAAGATGCTCCACCCGATCGACGCCACCGGCGAGCGCTTCCAGGACGGCCTCGTCCTCGAAGGCCCGTTCCAGAAGGCATGAGCGCCACGACGCTCCCCGATGGCTCCACCGTGACGGTGGAGCCATCGGGGCACCGGATGTCCACGGTCACCCGCCAGGTGGACGGGGTGACCGTGTGGGGGCAGGTGTTCGCGTGGTCGTCGGGCCTCGACTTCGCCGACCACGACGCGCAGCTCGCCGACGTGGTGGAGCGGATGCGCGCCGAGCCGGGCGCGTTCCGTCGGTGGTGGCTGGCATGACCCTCGACGCCGAGTACCAGCGCAAGCGGCGGGCCAGGCTCGCCGTAGAGGCCGGGAGGGAGCCCGGCAAGGTCGGGCGCACCGCTACCCAGCCGTGCGGCACGAACGCCGCCTACAAGCGCCACCAGCGCCACGGAGAGCCGCCCTGTGCGGCGTGCCGGGCGGCGTGGGCCGAGTACCAGCGGGAGATGTACCAGCGACGGAAGGGGCGGGCATGAGCATCACCATCACGGGGGCAAGCGAC